AAGCCAAATGTACTTGTACGTTCCGCCCGCCTTCTTCGCGCGGAAGCCGATTGCGGTATAGGGCGCTTCGTCGCTGTCAGAACCGTAAACAACCTTGTCCGTGTCCTGCTTCTGTCCAAGCAGGGCGGCAAGATCAGCCGGAAGAAGATCGTTCACGTTCAGCGTGATTTCTCCGGATACGAATTCTTTTACAACTTCGTCCGCGCCGTCGTCGGCGTAAAGGATCGCTTCGGCGACTTCAACGGAAAGCTCCGCCGAAATAGCTTTCGCCATACGCACGGGCGTTCCGTATTCCTCCGCGCCGGACGTGCCGATCGTGATGGGTGCGCGGTAAAGATCGCGCAAACCGATTGTTGCCATGTGTCATACCTCCATATACTTGATTTCAACGGGAACGTGGTAATATCCCGTGTCCTGTTCGTATGTTTCCGCGTCTATCGTAATCGCGTAGAACCCCGCCGCCTTCAATGCTGTTTTCAAGCGTTGAAGAATGTCGATGTAATCCGTTTTTGAATAGACGTGTACTTGATACGTGAATTCCTGCGCGCCCTCTTCATCGTCTGAAAAGAACGTGTCGCGCCCCACGACAAGCTGATAGACGATAAAGCAAGCCGCCTTCCCGCCGTATTTAAGGCGTTCGACGGGAACGCCCAACTTTTCAAGCTCCGCTTTTAACAAGCTGTCAACGTTCTTCATTTTGCTTTTCCTCCCATACGCGGCGCATTTCCGAAACAACGTCGTCCGCCGCCTTTTCATTCGCCGCCGTGAACCACGGGCGCGCGGGCATATTTGAACGCCCGTAATTAAGGACGAAGCCTTTTTCCGCGTTGCGTACTCCGTGCTTGTCCTTTCCGTTCGGATAGATTTCAACCCGTTTTCCGCCGTCAATCTCTTTCACGGCGGATACTTTGATGGACGCAAGAAGCGCCCCCGTGCTTCGTCTGCTGTTGAACCTTGTCTTGATCTCTTCTTGCTGTGCCTTCTGCATTACTGCGCCACCCGCTTTGAGCATTTCCGGCACGGCTTCTTCAACGATCGCGTCTTGCCGAAGCATTGCTTCTTGTACGTCGTCCAGCCCGACAACGTTAAACTTCGCCATTGTTGCCGCCCCCTTCCGCTTCCGGAAGATTAACCAGCGTCAACTCTGTAAATTCTCCGTTCCCGTGCGTGTACGTCCGAAGGACGCGATACCGTTTCCCGCTCGAAACGGGATATTCCACGATCTGCTGTTCCTCATACTCGAAGGAATGCACGTCGAATTTTAATTCCGTCGTATAGCCCGCCTGTTGCGCCTTGTAGAACTCCGAAAAGCCCACGGATTTCTTGTCAGCGAAAACCGTTGTCGCGGTTTCTGTGCGGGCGACGGGGAAGCCGTGTTCGTTCGTGCGCGGCGAAGGTTCAGACAAGGCAACCAATGTTATTTGTTCGCCCCATCTCATTTATTTACCCTCGCTTTCTTCGGTGTAATCAGCGGTCAGCGACAAGGCGCACTTCAAATAATCGTATGCGTTGCGGTAACGCTCCGCGTCGTCATTGAAGCCGAATTCCGCCTTTGCATAAAGCACAACCGCCCGATCAAGAAGGGGATCGCCCAGCGTTTTACTGGACGATCCCGCTTCCGCCGGAATGTTGATACCGACAAGGCGAAGATCAGCGATCGCCGCGTTTATGAGATCGGAAACTTCGCCGTCAAGCGCCGTCCCGCTCAACCGCAACGCCAGCTTTACCTTGTCAAGCATTTGTCAGCCCTCCCGCTTTAGGCGGTCGCCTTGACCAGCTTCACGATGGCTTCGCCGATAGCGGGCGCGCAATCGAAGATCGCGATACCGCTATATTTGTAGCTGTTCGTGTCGATGTCGTAGGCGCTCTTCACGCCGATATTTTCGGCAAGGTTCGCGCAAACCTTCTTGAAGTCGCCCAAGAAGGCTTCGTGATCCGCGACGTAATCGGACAGAAGAACGGGATAGCCGTACACGAAGTACGCGTTGTTCTGAACGGTTACAATGTGGTTCTTGCTGTTGTCCTGCAACGGCATAAAGTCGGTGAACAAGGTTTTCTTGTTCATAACGAACTTGCCGTTACGGTCATAGCCGGAAGGCAGAAGCCCGATCAACGTCTGCACGTTTGCGGCGGTAAGCGCGCCCGTCTTTGCAACGGTAACGCTGTTGGTCGCGCCCCAAGTGTTCGCGTTTTCAATGCCCTTCGGCTGGGAAGAACCCGTGCCGTTGATAAGCAAATCTTCGACTTTGCGGGCGATAGCTTCCGCCAGCATATTGACGATCCAGCTTTCAAACGCGGTAATGCTCATAGTCATTACAGTATCGGAAATCTGAACCAGCTTGACGATCTCATAACCGGAAAGGGAAACGGTGGTCAGCGTGTCAGCGGCGGCGGTAATGCTTGCGTTCTCGGTGTGGATCGCGGCGGCGTTGTTCGTGCCTTCGATCGCGAACTTTACAGCGCCCTTGACGTGCAGAAGGGTAACTTCATTCAGCATAGGCGCAAGCGTCTTTACCTTGCTGATAATCTCGTTCGCGGTCTGCGTCGGGATAACCTCCGCACCCGCGCCGCTGGCGTTGCTGAATGCGCGCTTCTCTGCGTCGTTCAGCGGAAGGCGGCGAATGTTTTTCAGCCACGCGGAACGATATTCGGGCGTACCGAAGGGATCATCGGGCGCGGCGTTGTCGTCGCCGTTGTTCTGCTGGAAGGAACGGGAAACAATGCCCGCGCCCTTCGCGATATTGTCAAGAATGCCGTTGCGCTTCTCGGCGGCGGCAATCAGTCCGGCGCGCTCTTCGGTAAGCTGGGTGGTTTCCTGCTCCAGCGCGTCAATCTCTGCGGCGGTCATAGCGTCGCCGCGCTGTTTGATCTCCTGCTTGATAGCCGCAAGGCGGGCTTCGATTTCTTTAATTCTCATTGTGTTAAACCTCCGTCATTAGTTTGATTTTCAAAAGTTTCTTCCGGCGTTCCAGCCGCTCCTGCTGTTCCCTTTCGATCACTCCGTCGAAATAGGATCGTGCCGAAATATCGGTATCGGCGTTCGCCGGAATGGATACCGCCGAAACGTCGTAAACCTTCGCAATTTTCAAGATCGTGCGTGTGCGTGTGTCGCGGTTGTAGCTATCTTCCGATACGCGGAAAGCCCACGACATTTTCGTAACAAGTCCGTTCTTGATTTCCTCGAACATATCTTGCGCCGCGCGCGATTTCGACAAGTCCGCGAACGTGAAAAGCCCGTTATCGTTAGCTTCAACGCCCAGCGTCCCGTTGGAAAGGCGGGCAAGCACCTTTCCTTCGTGGTTATACTGCATGATTACGTCGGACATATCCGCACCCGCAAGGGCGTTCCGGTCGATCCGTTCGTAATATTTGTTCCCGTCCCACTCATACAGCAAATAGGGCTTGTCGAACGTTGTTGCGTAGCCCTCCACGTAGAAATCCGTATCAATTCGCTTCTCCGCCGCCGTCGGGATCAATAGCGGCTGGATCATTGTTCGGTACTCCCGATCCGTCTTTTTTGGCATTTGGTGTAACCTCCTTTCCCAATTCTGAAACTTCCGCGTATTCCTTGCGGATATAATATTTCTCGCCGCCCTCAACGTGCGCCATGTTCCAAACGTCCATAACGCCGTTGCGGTTCAGCAAGCCGCGGTCAAATAACTGTGTGCTGATATTCAGCTTCGTTTGATTGCTTGCGTATTGTAAGCGGTTCGCGGTAAACGTGATCGCGTTCCCGAAGGACAATTCCCGCGCCGTGTACGTCATATTCGACATAACAAGCGAAAGCTGGATCGCGAAAGGCTCGATCTTGCCTTCGTAATACGCGTTCCATTCGTCCTCCGTGTATTTGTTTTGCAGAATGCCCGCATTCGTGCCGAAGTAGTTAAACACGTTTTCGTTGATCTGCGCCATCTGCGCGGCGTTGACCGTGAACGGCTTGCTTTCGATCGGCTTCACGTCAGCAAACTTCGCGTCGTAGATCACCATTCCCGATTGATTTTCCGCCGAAAGGTTATCCGCCGTGAAGCGCTTGCGCTCCTTCGTGATGTCCTCCGGCTTCAACATATTTGCAACCTTCGCCAAGAAGCGAATAGAAGCCGAATTTTTAACGCCGTTGATAATGCCTTGATTTTGTGTATGGATCAACTGCATTGTAGGGCGAAGCGCGGCGTTACTCTCTCCGAAGAAATCGTCGGTATACTGAAACTGCGTCATTACGCCGACGCGTTCAAATTCGATCGCGGCTTTCTGCCCGCTCCCGAACGTATAACGCAAAAACGGCGCGCCGTTGTACTCGACAACTTCGCACCGTTGAGGAAGCAGGGGATAATACCCGATCAGCCCGCCGAATTCATCTTCGATCGGAACAATGAAGCAAGTATTATTCACCGAAAGGATCGTCGCGATCCTGTAAATGAACTTCGATGTATCCATGAACGGATTAGGCTTGAACTGTAACGTCCGTTCAAGGTTCTTTTGCGCCGTGCCGCTGATCTCCGGTTTCAGCTTTGAAGCGAAGGACGCGAACGAATGTATCGCCGCGCGCGTAAGCTCCATTTCGTAAATACTTTCCGGCGCGTTGCTGAAAACGGGTGTGTACCCGTTTAGCATTTTGAAATAGCCTTCCGCCTTCAAGTCGGCTTTCGGCTTCCGGAAGATAGTTTCAAAAACTCCCATGTTTTTATCACCCCGCATTTTTGAGCATTTCGCCGATTTCGTTATAATATTTCTGCCGCACGGTCAGCGCGTCGATCACGGAAACGAAGCCGTCAATTCGCGCCCGCTGTTCGATCTTCACGGGACGGAACTTCCGCGTTTCCATGTTGTGCTTCAATGCGACGTTTAGGAAGTGCGCTTTCAACAAGTTATTGTCGGCAATCTTGAAATTGCCGTCCTTGATAACGCCTTCAAACTCACGGATCACGGGCGCAAGGTTTTCACCCTGCCATACGTCGTCCGTCTGCCAGCCCGCGTTCTTCAAGTCGTCGATCAGATATTGCGCGGAATAGCGGTCGTACCCGATCTTCAAGATATATATTCCGTACTGATCCCGAAGCATAGAAAACCATTCGTAAACGTCGCGATAATCGACGTGGTTTTCGCCGGATAGCTTGACGATCCCTTGCTTTGCGAAGATGTCATACGGTACGCCGTCGATCGCTTGCGCCGTTTCAAGGCGGTTCGCGGGCATAAAGAATTGTGCGAAGGCATATAGAACGCCGTCACGCTCGATCACTACGGAAGCGGCGGTCAAGTCTGTTGTTTGCGAAAGGTCTATGCCGCCCACGGCGTAGCTGTCCTTGAAATCCTCCAGCTTCGCGTGAATTCCTGCGCCGTCAACGACGACGTAATCAAGCCACGCGACGGAAGAATTCTGCTTGATATTGCAATACTTCGTAAGGAATTCAGCCCGCTTCGACATACTCATTTCGGCGACGGCGATTTCCTCTTTGAAGAAGTCCGGCGAAACGGAAACGCCCATATTCGGATTTGCTTTTTTAAGCTCTTCAAGGTCGTTCCATTTCTCTACGTCGTCGATCATGTAAAGCAGGGGAAGAAGGCGGCGTTCCTTGCTTCCGCCTTTCAAAAACGCCGTAGAACGCGCCATCAATTCGTCGAAGATACCGTCGTTTTCATATCCCGCCGTGCTGATAGACAGGATCAGCGGCTGGCGGCGCGCGCCAAGCGCGGATTTCATAACTTCGTACTGCTTCAAGCCGCCGTCGCCGCGCCACGACGCGACTTCATCATTCACGACTAAATGCGGATTGAAGCCGTCGGATTTCTTCGCGTTGAACGCAAGCGGCTTGATCGCGGTATTGCTTTCTTCGATGTAAATATCGGAACGGCGCTTCTTCGATAGGTCGGAAAGCTCCGGTTCTTTTTTAATCATCTGATAGAAATTATCGTAAACGATGTTCGCTTGCTCCAGCTTCGGCGCAAGGCAATATATTTTCGCGCCGTATTCTCCGTCAAGATACGCCATGTACGCAATGACGGCGGACGCAAAAAGCGTTTTGCCGTTCTTGCGCCCGATCACAATAAACACTTCACGAAAGACGCGCGTTCCGTCCTCTTCGACGATCCCGAACATAACAGAAACGGCGGCTTTCTGCCACAACTCCAGCTTCAAAAGGTCTGTGCGCCCTTCGCAATGATGGCAAAAGTTTTCGATGAACCGAATTGCCTTGTTTGCCTTCTTCGCGTTGAAGGTGAAAAGCCCTTCTTGAAGCCCCTTCACGATGTATTCATACAGAAGGCGAACCCACTTGCCGACGGTTATATTTCCGGAAGAAATGCCGTCGAAATACTCGTAAATGTAATTTGAAAAGGGCATTTTTATTCGTCCCGTAACGCCTGTAAACGGCTTTCTTTTTTCT